TACGATTGATATCGATATAACAGACGATGAGTACGTTACGCAGGCCATGGAAAAATTTAATATTGATATTGAGCTCACACAATATGGAGCACGGGTCACGGGACTACGCGACGACATTATGGGATACTTACGGTCGGACTTACATGGGCTCGACTACACCGACGTTGAAGGGCTCTTCCCCGAGCTTATGGATAATTCAGGATACTACTAATGAATGTAAATTGTTTGACCTGCGGAAACGAAATGACTTGGAATAGTGATTTTGATGTAGAGGAAGAGGACGGACCTTACACCATGTTTAGTGTTTATACGTGCTCGAATTGTAATGGGCTTATGGAATTTTATGTAGCTAACGAAGACCACGAGGACTTTAAAAACCTTGGGTAAACGAAGCAACTTCGACCGCGTCCCACGGGACTATTACCCCACGCCGTTGGAAGCTGTTCTTCCGCTTTTGAAACACCTCCCTGAAGACGTTCTTTTTGCGGAACCCTGTGCAGGAGACGGTAGACTTATCACGCACATTGAAACAAATTCCTCGGCCCGCGCCTATCTCATGACGGACATTGAACCCCAAGTCGATTACGTCGGGGAATGTGACGTTTTTGATTTAGAGATCCAAGGCTGTGACGTGGCCATTACTAACCCGCCGTGGAACAGAAACATCTTGCACCCCCTGATAGTGCATCTTTCCAATCAAGTTCCGACGTGGCTGTTGTTTGATGCTGACTGGATCCACACTAAACAGAGCGCGGACTTCGGATCACGGCTCACGAAAATAGTTTCAGTCGGAAGAGTTAGGTGGATTGAAGGCAGTAAGCACAAGGGAAAAGACAATGCCTGTTGGTATCTGTTTGACAAACCTGATCCAGAAAGAGTTTGCCAGTTTTTCGGACAGTAAAGCAATTTTTACTATTAACGATTTCAAACAGCATTCGGTCTTTTTGACCTCGACCAAGATGACGGTCGTATCTATATAGTTGCATAAAAACGCATACATGTCCATCCCCCAAAACCTATCCTTTTAGATAGGGTATTTTAACCCAAAGTGCGACACCCTGCCGCACTTTTGCATCTATACAAGTATGCGATATTATGATACCATGTATACATAGTATACATTGGCGGTTACCTGTTGATGTTGCTTTGATGTTTCACGTGAAACATTTAATAACTTTAAGAATGAAAGGACATCATAATGTCTCAAGTATTAGATCACGAAATGAAAAATAAAATAATGGAAGAACTCGTTGACATCGAGATCTTAGCAAACGAAATGGCCGCAGACGCGCGGGCGGTCTGGCTCGTTATTAAAAACGCGACAAGTTTAGATGACCTGAAAGATACGGTGAATCAGTATGAAAAGGACTTGCAAGAGATAATGTTATATTTGCGATTGGATCTCGAAAGACTCGAAACAATCGAGGTAGCAGACGGGTCCCTTCATTTTGGGGAGGGTAATTAAAATGACTACAGCTATAATAAAAGATATAACAATAGGGGGTCAGCGATTAATACTCGGTGACTGCCAAGAGGTAATGAGAGAACTTGGTAGGTTTGATACCTTAGTTAGTGACCCTCCTTATGAGATACAAACAACTGGGGGAGGTATACATAGCAAACGCACCTTCTTGAAAGATGTAAAGAAAGCAAAAATAAATAAAGGTTTTAATTACAATATTATTGATGCTGAATTGTATGGTAGCGCCATAATATTTTGTCACAACGACCAATTAGTAAAGTTGTTACCAAGTCTTTCTAGTAAATATAAAAGATACGTTTTATGTGCTTGGCAAAAAACAAACCCCATGCCTGTTGCGAATAAACATTATCAGCCTGAGTTGGAGTTGTACGTACATGCTTGGAATAAGGGTTACCATCCGCAAGGGGAACTTAGCGATAAGAAAAGAATATTTACACACACTGTTGGTAAGTCAAAGTATGACCACCCCACTGTAAAACCACTAGGGCTAATGCAAAAAGTAGTTACTAATGCTACAGGAACTATTTTAGACCCTTTCATGGGAAGCGGGACAACGCTTGTGGCTTGTGAAAAACTGGGCAGAAAAGGTGTTGGTATAGAAGTAAATGAAAAGTATTTCAACATTGCTTGTGAGCGGGTACACGAGGCCGTCAATAACTTGGAGCTGTTTTAAATGACTAAAATATTAGATTACAAAATGAAAAAGAAAATAATGAAAGATCTCGTTAACATCGAGATCTTAGCACACGAAAATAATTCAGATGAAATAGCCGAAGCAACGCGGCAACTCTGGCTCGTTGTTAAAGACCTGACAGGGGAAGAGGCTCACCTATATCCGTTTAAGGAGGGTGATACGTATTACACCGTCGAAAATGGATTGCTCGTTTGCTCCTGTTGGGATGACACAAGTAAGGAACTTTATGACGCTGACCCTGAAAAAGTTTACTACTGCGTAAACAAAGATGGGCTGATCGAATGGGTTCCACAAAGGGGCGGAAACAAAACACTCTGTAGCTTTCCCCCTGAGCTCTACCTCCGTAGGGCTTAGACCACGGATCACGGTTACATTAAAACACGTATTGTATATATAGAGCGAAAAATAAAAAAAAATATTTTTTCGTAAAATAGGTGTAACTGGTGTAACCGTGTAACTTTGGTAATTAAGCTTATGTTATATATAGAGATTTTAGTTACATAAGTACAAAAATAAATATGTAACCGTACCAGAGTTTATGTAACCTTTGGGCGCCTTAATCTCAATATTGCGTATAAGGGCTCAAATTTCTTTTTTTTTATTTTTATTTTTTCTTCCTATAATAGTAATAGCGTGTTATTGAAAAGTTAATCTAACTCTGATTAACTGGACAAATCAAATGGCTAATAAAAAAGCATTACCTAAATCGCATATCCCTGCAAAACCCCAAGGCCGACCCAAGAGAACTAAGATCCAACCTTTGACCCGCCGTCAAGAATTGTTTGTGAAAGAACTCGTTTCAAAGGATGGTCAAATTACAATGCGGGAAGCCGCTATAAATGCAGGCTACCCTGCGAGCTCTGCTCACACGAGAGCTTATGAACTTACTAACCCAAATCATTCGCCTCACGTTGTTAACGCTATCCAAGCTTATCGAGCTGAGTTAGACCAAAAGTTTGGGGTCAATTACCAAAGGCATCTAAAAGACCTCCAAACCATTCGAGACATGGCTTTGACCAATGGCGCCTATTCGGCGGCTGTTCAGGCGGAGTACCGAAGAGGACAGGCGCAAGGTCAAATCTATATTAACAAGTCTGAGATTAGGACAGGATCGATTGATAGTATGTCGAAAGATGAAGTCTTGAAAGCATTAAAGGAGATTAAACAAAGTTATGCCCCAATCACTATCGACGTTACTGCCTCAGGATCGGCAAATTCCTCAAACCGCTCAAAAGCGCGAAGCCGACTTATGGACGAAGATGAAGAAGGGGATGAAGGACTCGAAGCGTAACTTCCAAGCTACCCGATTAGAAACGTGGGCAACTCCGGGCGTTCCTGACGTAGTTTTATTGGACGAAAAAGGTGACTTTCATTTTATCGAACTAAAGGCTACCAGTAGCAAAGCTGTAGACTTACGACCGCATCAAGTTGCGTGGTTATGTAATCATAGGCATGGAAGCGTTTGGGTTCTTGTAAAGAAATTAAAAACTAAAAAACTAGAGCAACAACTCTTTTTGTTCGACGGTTCTGATGCAATGGATCTCAAACTGGAGGGCTTAAAATTTACGCCCAAATTGCATCAAATAAAAGATTTTGATTGGAGTGAAGTTTTTAACTTGATTAGTCCTATAGATTAGTATACTCTTATATACATAACTTTAACTTTGGAGAATAAATAATGACTTTAGCACGTGAATATAACTATGAATTGAGCTTAGTGAAAATGGGATACGATGTTATCTATAGCGATTTTAACAGTGAGAAAGAAGGGTTTGAAGAGGATATCCAAGACTTATTAAAATTTGAGGGTGATAGCGATAAAGAGCAATACTATAAAAAAAGTATAGATAAACGATTAGCTCGCATAGAGCATAACATTCAGTTGATGAGGAGTGTTTTATAATGTTCGTTATAATTACTTTACAAAAAACTAAAATCTTAGGTGTTGAACTATGGCCTGTAGATTCTGCCGAATCTTACGAGGAGATGCAAAACTCCGCAAAAGAAATTGAATTGCAAGGATACCGTTGCGAGATACACAAAGCTTATTAAAGGAACAAAAATGACTATATATAACGGAAATGAATTACAAACTTATGACTTTAAACGCGCACAAAAGGCATTAGAGGATGGGTTCAGTGTTTACATAGCGCACCCAAATGAACGATTTTATGATGAGCAAGTGTGGTGCCGTCACGAAATCGAAGATGCTGATGGTCATCTTTTCGTTTGGCCTATTAATAAAGAATAATTAGACTAGATTGATTAAGGAAAGGAACAAAAATGACTATTACATACAATAAAAAACAAGCTGAAAAAATTGCAAAAAAATATAATGAATATGCAAAATCTAAAATAGGAGCTGATAAGGTTTGGTGCTTATGGGATGATTACTCCGACCAAGAAATGGAGGATTCAGGCTATACTTCTATTGAAATAAACAGATTTGAAAGCATTGATGGCTGTAATCATACTATAGATATTTATAAAAATGAAATTGACTATATAAATGACAAACTAGATTAGTAATAGACTAATAACACTATAATAATAACTTTTTTAATTTGTTTTATTAACATTAAGTTGCGGGTTTATGGGGGTTATTATCTAAAATAGATAGTATTAGGTTTATTAATGCTATACAATAAGCTTATACTATGGTTTATTATGGTTATCACAAACAAAAGGATTAAGAATATGACAACAACAGAAAAAAACAAACTTAAAAAGCTTATAGATAAACATGTTTCTATAGGGGAACAAATAGAACGCGAATTTATGGATAATAAAGCATATGCGCCTGGCTTTATCTTTAGAGGTGAAAAAAAGTATTATGACGCCTGGCAAGTTTCTAATGTTGTTAGGTACATTAAAAAGAATGGCTTCAATCAATACAAGCCGCAAGATATTAAAACGGTTGTTGCTTCCAATCCTAGGTACTACGGGCCAAGAATTGAGATTAATAGAAGCATTCACATAGCAACAAAAGAAACACAAAAGGAATTTATTCAATGGTGCATAGGTTTTAACGACGGGGTTACACAATGCTAGATTACCTTCAATCAAAAGCTTTTCTTGTCGATATGCTAAATTTATTATTAATTATGGGCTTTGTATGTATAACGACGCTTTGGTTCGTAGTGCTAACAGCTTAAAGAGGGGGAATAATTGCCAGGCTTCAATGCTTGGCTTTTATTTGTACTGTAAAAGAACAAACCATGAACAAACGTTCGCTATCCGTTCACCCTTTGTTCACCTTATATCTTGGCTTCTGAGAGAGTTTTGAGCTTTTTATATAGTAGGGTAAGCAAAACCCTGAAACCTTACCCAGGCGGCTTAAATCGCTCATATGAGCCGTTCACCTTTTGTTCTTTTGCTACTGGCGCGGCTAACATTAGTAATATTAATGTTGACCATAAGCGGCTTACCAGGCATAACTTAATTAAGGCAATAAAGCCATTTTTAAGTGTTGCAAATATGCAACAGAAAGAAAAGACAATGTATGGGCATAGTAACTATAATTACTTCGTAAAAATATATTATATTAAAAACAATAATAAAGCGAATGAAACATTCATTTTTGATAATCGCAAAGAATATAGTAAATTCTTTGATTATGTGCTAAAGCTAAGGCATAACAGGGACAGCAACATTTATGATATAGCTTATGGGCATGCGTATAAGGTAGGCACAACTAAAGACGCTATTAACA